ACTGTTCCACAAATTTTTATTGATGATAAGCATGTAGGAGGCTATAATGAGTTATTAGATTTTTTAGAATCTGATACTAATTAAAGGAGACTCACTACTTGGGTAACGGAAATAATAACGGAAACAACGGCAAGACACAACCACTTAAAAAAGTGAGAATAGACGATCTACTAACATTCTCACCTATTACTGACAATCAAAGAAAAACATATGAAGCATACAGAGAAAATCAACACTTATTACTTCACGGTATAGCAGGAACTGGTAAAACATTTTTATCTCTATATTTGGCCCTAGAAGAAGTATTAGATCCTTCATCAGATTATAATGATATATTTATAGTTAGATCTGTAGTATCTACAAGAGACATAGGATTTTTACCTGGTGATGAGCAAGAAAAGGTGTCCTTATATGAAGCTCCTTACAGATCTGTCTGTGGGGAGCTTTTTGGTATAAAAGATGCTTATGATGCACTAAAACAGCAAAACAATGTAAAGTTTATGAGTACATCTTTTATTAGGGGCATAACTATAAATAACGCTGTAGTAATTGTGGATGAATGTCAGAACTTGAATTTTCATGAACTTGATAGTATAATTACAAGAATAGGTAAAAACAGTAAAATTATATTTTCTGGAGACTATACACAATCTGATCTTACTAAAGAGAATGATAAAAAAGGTATTCAACACTTTATGAGAATCCTTAAATGTCTAAAAGAATTTACTGCTATTGAATTTGGAATTGAGGATATAGTAAGAAGTGACTTTCTTAAACAATATATCATAGCAAAGTATAATATACAAAATGACGGAAACTATTAAAGTATTAATTGATAATATAGATCCTGATAAAGGTGTATTAGGTAATATAATTAAAACAGATCATACACACTATGCTTTACAATCTATATTTCCTAATAAAACAGCTAATGTAGAATATCATGCTTCAGGCAGTTTACACTATATAGGTAAACTAGATAAATATGTGTATCCTATTATTATGCATAATCTAACTTATATTAATTTTATGTTTGCTGTTGGAGACAGTGACTATGACGTAATAGCACTATTACCTAAAGAAGTAAAAAAAGCATACTTTAAAAATAAAGTAACTGTATTAATTGTAATATTTGAACCTTTGGGAGGTACACATACATCTATTGATATAAAAACTTTTGTTAAGATGATAGAGAATAATCCTAGATATAACAATCTATTATTTTTAACTCTACACTATATAGATTCTCCTAATTTTTTATTTATTAATATATTACAAGATCTAATGCAAGATTGGGGCCCATTAGATGGGGAATCAATACGTTATGATAGATTAGAAAACTATGATAATAGACGTTTCTGTTGTTTTCTAATGAATCATGCAGAGACTGAAGAGAGAGATTGGTTGCTAAAATTTTTTATATCAAATGATTTAATAAATAAAGGATTTATCTCTGCCACAAATGATAAATTATTTTTTAATCATTTAGATATAGTAGATACCTTAAATAAATCAGCAATTAATATCATACCTGAAGGTAATTTTGAAAGAAAACTTGACCACTTTATGAGTGAAAAAGTATATAGATGTTTTATTAATAAAAAACCTTTTGTGTATTTAGGGCAGCATCAGTCACTAAAGTATATGAGAAGCTTAGGATATAAAACATTTAGTCCTATCATAAACGAAGATTATGATGAAATGGAGAATGATAAATTAAGATTTATAGAAGTTTGTAGACAAATAAAAATACTAGCAAATAAACCTATAGAAGAGTTTAAAAATGATATGCGTAAGTTAGAAGAAATATGCGAACATAACTATAAATTATTTGTAAGCACTCAAAATGCTGCTATACCTAAGTTAATAAGTAGACTTACTGAATGAAGCAATTAAAAGTATTAATAGATAATATAGACGCAAATACAGGTATTAAAAATAATATACTACCAGCTGTTAGACGTATAGAATTAATACTAGAATCTAGATTTCCAGATTTAGATATAGATTATTATCCCTCTTATTTTGTAGATAAAATAGAAGGTAAATGGATATATCCTGTAGTAATTAGTAGCCTTGGATATATGCATTGGTTATTTCAGTATCAAGCAGGTGGTATACCAGCTGAAATACATCAGAATGATATATTTTCACTAATACCCAAAAAAGTAAAGCAATCTTATGATAAAGGAAATGGTATAATATTAATTTTTATATTTGAGCCATTTCCTATGAATAGTAGTATAGAAAATTTTAAAGATATAATAGAAAGTAGTCCTGTATATAAAAATATAAGAATATGTACTTTACATTATATTAATTCTCCTAATTTTATAATAGGAACTTGTAATAACTATTCGTTAGATAACTATAGCACTAAGGGTAGAAAACATAAAGCTAAGTATTTAGTAGAAGAATCTAATAGACGTTTCTGTTGTTTTTTAATGAACTATCAAGAGTCAGAAGAAAGAAAGAAGTTATTATTATTTTTTAAAAAAAGTGATATGTTATCAAGAGGATTTATTACTGCAAAAAATAAAGGTAAAGAAATTACACAAGATAAATCAAATCTTATCTTTGATGATTTAGATATAGAAGATACATTAAATAAAGTATCACTTAATATTATTCCTGAAGGAGATTTTAATAGCTTAGGAATACCTTATATATCTGAAAAAATTTGTAGATGCTTTAAATATAAAAAACCTTTTATATTTCTAGGTAGACAAGGAACACTAAAATATTTGCACGATATAGGATATAAAACTTTTGATCCCATAATTAATGAAACTTATGATAATATAGAAAACCCAAATAAAAGATTAATGCAAATATTTAGGGAAATTAATAGACTAATTAATAATGATAGTTTTGATGCGCGTATGGAGCAGTTACAAAACATATGCGAATATAATCATAATTTATATAATAAAATAACAGATGAAACTAATAAAAGGCTATATAAGGACATAACTAATGAATAGTATATATAAAAATTTTGATAATGATACGCTAGAATATGATCATGATTGCTATCCTTGGGGTGCATGGGTATTAGAAATAATACAAGAGGTATATCCTTATGTAACCAGTCTTGAAAATATACATAAAGAAGTACCTACAAAAGAATTGATACCCATAACAGATATGGTCCAAAAAAGACTGAGTGCTCCTGATTATTCTAAAAAGTTTGATACTTTTGCAAAAACTTATATAGCACCTTTATTAAATGATAAAAGATATTTAATTAAGAGACGACCGACTCTTAATTTAGTAATACCTAATCAAGAAAGATTAGGTAGAAAACTACCATTTCACCAAGGTATATTCTATAAAAATGGTAGAGGCCAAGGCACTATATGGATGCCATTAACAAGAGCATATGATACTAACTCTATGTATGTAGTATCAACCAGTGAATCAAGAAGAATTACAAAATCATTAATAAACAATCAATGGAGTCAGAAAAAATTTGAGGACGCGTGTTTAGAAACTGCTTATCCAGTAGATTTAGATATAGGACAGGCACACCTATTTCATCAAGAAATATTACACGGTAATGTAAATAATGAAACTACTATTACCAGAATGGCTATAGATTGGCATGTGCTAATAGAAGGAGAAGAGTTTGGGGGCAGACTTCCTGGCGGATTCTTTAGATTACCTAATGATACAGAATATAAGGTAATAGACCATACAAATGATACCTGTATAGGGTATATAGGTAATAACACAGATTATGATAGAGATATTCCTCTTAACTTACAAAGAGATGCATTGCGCACATTTTGTAAAACTAGTAACATACCTAATAACATGATTCAAGTTGAAAATGAGTATCTACATTGGATGCCTATACTAGAAGACCTAATAGTATCTGAAGTAGATGTTATAGTTATGAGTAGTATATATTCTTTACCTGATGAAATAGTTAGAAGAGATAAGTTATTGAATTTAGCGCTAGAAAATAATATTACTATATGGTTTGTTAATGAGGAATTTTGTTTGCATAATGAAGAAGAAAAAGATAAAATTAATACATATTTAAATTTTGGGCATAAACATAAAGGATGGATGCCATGGGAAACATGATTTTAAAAGAAGCTAGTATAGATTATGATATGTCTTTTATATTTGATTTTGATTGGGAACAGTATAAAGACACATCTATTCATAATAATGTCAAAAAACAACAACATGTGCATGATTCGTATGGAGGTTTACCTGTAACTTATACAAGTCATAATACAGTAATTTATCAAAGATTTCTGACTAGAGAAGAAATAGACTATGATATTCTTGGAAACCAAGTAGGAATAGATCTATATACTATATCAGTAATAAAACAAAAACCTGGAAATTGTATACCTTTACATATAGATAGTTTCTACAAACTAAGACAGCAAAAGCTAGATCATATAGGAGATCCTGTTAGAGCTAATATATATGTAGAGGACTGGAAATTAGGACATATACTTCAGTTTGGAAACGAATTAAAATGGAACTGGAAAAAGAATACAGGATGGATATTCAATGAACACGTTCCTCATCTATCAGGCAATTGTGGTATGGAAAATAAATATACACTTCAGCTATCAGGATTTTTAAATTAATGGCAATTAGATATACAAATCTACCAGATAATAAAAGTAAACCTTTTGGTGGGGCATACAGTGTGCATGATAGAGAGCTAACTTCTTATAGAGATGAAACTATAAGAATGTTTACTGTTAATAATAATTATACAGAGAAAAACGCAGAAATAATAAAACAAGAGTTTCTTCAAACATACAAACAATGGATGTTTAGCCATTTTCCAAGAATTAATGGAGTAGAGCAATATACTCATATGTGTTTTACACAAGGAACTACAGAATCTTTTGCACAGTTTTATATTAGATATAGAGATAACCATAGACTAAGAATAGCAAAAGGTGAATATTTCTATAATCAAATGATGAAATCATTATGGTATAGCGATAATTTTGCTTGGTTAGACGATGAACCTATTAAAGAAGGTGATGTAGTATTATTGAGTGTTCCTTTTGCTGATACAGGTGGAGTGCCTAGTAGTCTTGAAAAAATATTATGTGATTGTGATAGACTAAAAGTGCCTGTTATGTTGGATTTAGCATATCTCAATCTAGGA